GATAAACGTCGTTCGTTATCTTTTAACTCGGCAGGAGTTAGCACTGGCCACTTACTCAAAGCAAGGCATTGTTTATATCGGGCAAACCAGCGTTTCATAACTTTATGGTAAATGAAATTGCTGGTTTACGGCGAACATTTAAGTTACCATCAGTGAGTAGCAGCCCAGTTATCACCACTGTCTGCTGCCGCTGTAATAGGCACACGGAACTTGTAGTATTGCCCTGCTTTGGGTGCAGCAGCTTCTAGCAGGCGCTTAACGCGTTCTACTTCTGAGGGAACAACTGAAAGTTGAACCTCATCGTGCACGTAGGCACAGCGAGTGTAATCAACGTCATAGGTGAGACCCGCCTCATCAAGTAATTGCTGACCAATTACCACGTAGCGTTTCGATAAAATTGCTCCGGCGCTCTGAAGAAGGTAGTTGAGTGAAGCATGCTCCGCTGTGCAGAAGACAGGGCGACCATCAAGAGCACGAAGCCTGCCGCTAGAACGAATGCGTTCTTTGACAGCATCAATCAGTGGCTCCAGTCCAGGAATAGCGTCAAGGAATTTACGACGAAGTTCTTGTCCAAGTTGTTTTTTCTGAGCATCGGAGAGTTCTGGATGCAAACTGTGTCCAAGTTTCTGATCGCCGGCACCGTAGATAAACGCATAAGTAATTTTCTTGACTTCTTTACGTGTACAGCCGACACGGTCAGCATTCTGTTGATGGATATCACCGTTAATAACAACGTCAGCAAAATCACCTTCGTCCCAAGGCTGTAGGTAGTGGCCTAAGCAACGAAGCTCAAGCGACTCAAGGTCTGAACCAACCATAACCATTCCAGGATGTGGAATGAATAGCTCACGAGCCCAAGGTGCACTGACCACCTGCCCCAGGTTGGGACCACGGTGAGCGTTACGCCCCGTCTGTGTCGCAAGCGTGCAGCTATGGTGGATGCAGCCGTCGCCCTCAATAGAGTTGAACCAAGAGTTGCTTCCCTCCGACAGCTGTCCTAGCCACTTCTGCAACGTCAACAAACGGATAAACATTTGACACTCATCGTGGAGAAGCTGGTTATCCAAAGACAAGGCGTTGTCGCGTATTTCAGAGATAGTCGCTTCGTCAACCTTAGGTTTGCCTGTATCGGTGACCTTTGTAAAACGTGCTCCACGAAAGGTTTGGAGAGCCCAAGCAATATGCTGACGTGACGTAGGGTTGAAGTCAGTCAGTTTTGTCATGGGTGCTCCAGCTACATAACCTTTCTTTTTGTCCGCACGTTTTGGCGTGAATACCTTCCCTGGAACATACTGATAAACAGAACAAATTGTCTTCGTAAGTTGATCAAATTCTTCCTGAAGTGAAGCACGCACACGTGTTGCTGCTTCCATATCAAAACGGAAACCACTTGCTTCTTGCTGAGACATGAGCTTAGCAAGTTGCATTTCGAGTGAAATGTAATCAGGAATCTGAATCATCATTAGAACTGTCCTCTTTGTTAAATCCAAATCGTTCTTTACGAACATCATCAAGTTTGTCAGCACGGAGTTTGTGGCCAAGCTTGGCAACAGTTTCCATTACTTTTAAAATGTCTTCAGTAGAAGATCCCTTGGGCATGCGTTCAGATACCACCGCAAATAGCGGGAAAAAGGTATCCGCTGCAAGGGTCATTTCTTCAACAGATAACGGATCGGATTTCTTAGGAATAGTCATTGATTCTCCTCACAAGTAATTGGTATAGTTTCAAAGTCACAGTTGTATCTTGAATGCAGTAGTCGAGCATTTCTGGGGTGTACTCAGCAAAGCTGCCTTCGTGTTTACCAAAGTCACCTTTAAAGCATTTAAGTCGATAACCCCATGCCTCTAGACTATGACGTCCATAGAGAGCTTGGGGCATTCCTGCAGGACGTCTTTCATAATCTCTTTCTCTAAGACGTGCTTCAGGATAGAACAATCGACTCATAATTAAAGTGTCTATAATCTCCCCTTTTGGATCAAAGTCAGGATATTGCTCTAGTAGCAGCGGGATGTCATAACCAATAATGTTATGACCAATTAATGTATTTGCTCTTTCTAGAGTTTTGACACCCTGAATAATAGAACATTCAGGTCTATAGTCATAAACTTGTGGCTCGTCGTCAGCATCTACGTTTCGAGTAACAATGCAATGAATAGTAGAGCCGCGTCTCAAAAGGCCGGTGCTTTCAATGTCAAAAAGAAGATTAGGTGTCATCGGTGTGTTTAGTTGTTTTTGCAGGGTCAGTAGCATTTGCTGGCCTTTGGTCAGATTCGTAGAACAAGTCTTCATCGAATGATTGATCGGCTTGACTGTTGACTGCATATCGGGGGTCTTCATTATCAAAATAAGGTTCAATAGAAATAGATAGTTCACGAGCTAAACGTGCTGCTCGTCTGAATTCGTCTTTGTAGTAAGGTTCCCAAGCATGTGCTAGGACAACTAGCTTTTTAATGCCCATAAGATGGCATTGAAAGATGGAGGCAGAAAAGGGATAACGAGTCGTATAAATAACAGAACCAGCCATTGGTGTGCCACGCTTAGAAGCACATCCAACTGCATAAGTAATACAATCGATTTCAATTTTGCTGTCGGTAAGTAAGCTACGTCCATCGCCTACGATTTCACGATCACGAATAACAACACAGCCTCCAGGCGAAATTGGATGAGTAGAACCTTTTTGAATAGCTTTCGCAATAGTCATAAAGTAAGCTTCTTTATTTTGTATATAAGTAGGGTCACCTTTTGGGCTAAGCATCTTGCATTAATGATCATTTGACTCTATATTAGGTAATGGGAAAAGCATATGTGAAACTATGGAATACGAAAAGTTCAAAAAAGAATATGAGGAATATCAAGATTATGAGAGTTCACTTGTCTTCCCTAATGTAGGCAGATACACAGCAGAGTCAACTAATGATCCTGTAAATTCACCATCTCATTACACTCGTGGAAAAGTAGAAGCTATTGAAATTATTGAACAAGCAATAGAAGATGCAGCAAGCGTTCAAGCCGGGTTTAATCAAGGACAAGCATTGAAGTATTTGTTACGTATGTGGCTTAAAGATAACCCTCTTCAGGACGCTAAAAAAGCTCAATGGTATCTAACAAGACTGATTGAATCGATGCGTTAAAATGATAAAGCACCCATTAGGGTGCACTAACAGCGACGAAAGAAAAGATACCGACCACGCAGTTCTAGTGTTTCATGGTCTTGCACATGGGATTCGAGAAGTGAATAAGTGGAGGATATGTCGTGATGGAAGTGCTTGAAATATACAGATATACCCGTAGACAGCTCAGGGATAGAAGGAACATACCAAGCGATCGGGACAATACATTCCCAAGGTTCAAGACCAATAGAAGCCCAACTGTTCAGCTCTTCTAGACGCTGAGCAGTTTTTACTATATGAGCTTCTTCTGCATGTGTACTAGGTAAGTTAAGCTCATCCCCATGAAGTAGCGCATGCTTCCACATTAAAGTTCCATCTTTACGGATCAGACGGCAAGGATGGACATTAGCGCCAGAAGGTAACGCATACATGAAGTTTGTGGAGATGTGCTTGGTCATCAGACATCACCTTTATTGTCTTCGTAGTATTCAAGATCTTTGCTCCAGCTATCACCAGCAAATTCGTTATAAATGATTCTTCCTACATCTCTGAAGGTGTTATAAAACAATGTGACCTTATCAATCTGACTGATATCAGTTTCTACAGGTGGTCCGTAGATAAGTACATTCCATGTTGATGGACAGACAGGTTCGAAACCTTTAGTTGTAGCTCTTAGCTGCTTAATTCTACGGAAAGGGATACAGACAGGATAGTCCCAAATGACTGGCGTAGCACGAATAATTTCAGAAGCGCTAGTAAAAAATATGAAGCTATTAATTTTATTATTGCGATACTCATTAATAGTTTTATTAAGCCAAGTACGCGTATTTCGAACAGCTCCTTTAGGTGAAACCCAAACGTTACCGTGCCATGTCTCTTGCAATGGATTAGTATCCACTGCTGGAACTGAAGTGGCATCAACAAGTACTTGTTGAACTGGATCAGATGTGGGATCGTAATCAATACTACCCATTACTGAACGTGATCGTTCAATTAACTGAGGTGTTGGGTATAACGGCAGCTTTAGTCCTTTTGATTCAAGCTTATCCGCTAAATTCTTCTGAGATCGTTCTGAGGCTTTCTTGGCTCCGACCTGCTTCCACGCTAAATGTTCTTGTTCCAGCATCACTGATCAATGTAATTAAAACGTTTTTAGACCAGTCATTTTCATCTATCTCTTCCATCAAAGAACGTAGGAAGGTCACGATTTCATCATCTTCAGCTGATTCCGCAGCACGAATATCTTGCTCAACTGAATGACCACTCATAAACGTAGAGGAATCATTCTGCAAGTTAATGACAAGCGTGCCAGCGCCTTGTGTTAATACGCCGTTACTGGCAACATTAATCAGGTCAGTCAAAATAAGTTCAGCAGTAGCCATCAAGAACTTTTGTTCTTGCTCTTTTTCCTGCCCCCATTTATCAGAACGAAGAAGTTGTTGTAGTAAATCAGTGCGTCTTGACATATGTAAATGACTCTTGTATAAGGATAAGTAATTTAATATTCATCCGTGGGTTCATTAGGATTTTCACCATGATCAGTAGGACTATCGGACAGCCCTAAGTTAGAACTATCTGCTTGTGTTACATGTCGACCAGCAAGCATGTCGAGCATTACAGCTTCAAATTTATCGCCATATTGAGTATTAGGATCTAGCAGCAATGCTTCACGGGCTTGAAGCTCATCTGCTGCCATTAGCTTTTCCTGCTCTTTCATAGCCTCTTCGATAACATACTCGGCTACTTGTTGTTTAAGAGTATGTAATTCACAAGCAAGCTCAAAACTTTCGTAGTAGCTTTCTTGATCGACAAAAACCCCAACATTTTGGGGAATGATATGGAATGGATTACAGCAATACTTGTTGCCACATGTAGTGCGTACAGATGTATAACCAAGATCTCCCCAGGAAAACCACATGGCAACACGTTGGGGATGATGCTGGGTAGAACTGGTTAAACCGTGCCGCCGCCATGCAAACTGTGGCTGCCCAGTTCGACCATGAATAGATCCTTTCCATTGCCAGCATTCATCAGGGGATCCAATTTCAACCTGTGACCAAAACTTCAGTGCTTTCTTGCGGTTTTTAGCAAGTAAATGATCAATGTTAAACGAAATACGCCCTTCGCGAGCAGCAGCCACACAACGAACGCATGCCTGGTGACTATCAAATCTCATTGAGTGAGAAGAGAATCGACCTAAGGAGTGCCCGGTGTACAAGCACAGTTCACCCTCTTCAGCAGTATTAGACATCTGCATATGACGTCTGCCATAAGCATGCCCACCGCGTTTATTGTTTGGTTTTGCTTCAGCCATTAAAACGCTCCTTCCGGCCTGACATAAGTCCCACCATGGGCAGGGTATTGTTCGTCAGTAGGGAGTTGATCCATCTGATAGTTGATCATATGTTCGTAACGGGTACTATTTTCGTATTTAATCCGCACCAGTTTCGCTGATGGTGAATAGTATTCAGGCTGCCCAACAATAAGAGCAACTAAATTAGAAGGTCGCACATAAACGCGCAGACCAATTTTCAAATCAGATACTTTCATATTATTACTCCAATAAAAAAAGTGTACTCAGAAATCGTTCAAAATGTGATCCTCATTAATAGGATCATCTACAGGCCTGCGCCAAATACGTACTGATTTATATTTACCAGATACGACATCTTTGCGCGAAGTAACAATGCGTCGCCAGCCCATTGACTGAAGAACATTAGTAACACGACGAGACTCTCTTAAGCTCTGGTTTCTAGGATCAAGTTCCAGTGCATGGGTAAGTACATCTGCTGCAGTAACTTCTTCTCGAATTGAGATATAAGAAGCAATTTTATCTAGCCAAGGGTCAGGGTCACCAAACTCTTGAATGTACTCAGCAATAGCTGCGATCTCACCGCTGTTAAATTCATAATCAACACCAGCTCTATAAGCTTGGACTGCAGCAGACCAGAGACTATCTCTTTCAGCAGCAAGCTGTTTCCATGGGATTTGAAATCCAGAACCGATTTCAAGCGGTACGAATCGTCGGTTGCCAGTACTATCGACAAGAAACTGGTTGCGATTGGTGGTGCCAATCATGACGAACCTTCTTGGCAACTTGGAGGGCAATGCTGCGTATGGAAAGCGAACTTCATCAACTCTGCTAGTAACAAGGTTTTTAAAGTTTTCAATGTTTTTAACACTGAAATAGTTATCAATTTCAGGTAACTCAAGCAACCATGCCACATGCAAGCGATACTGCTCCTTCATTAGTGTTTCAAGTGGAGTAGTAATTTCCGAGAACAGATCCTTAGGAACAAGGTTTCTTGCAAACATTGACTTACCAACACCTTGAGCGCCAACAAGAATTGGAAGCCAAGACATAGATTCGCCAGGTTTAAAAGCTCTAGCAACAGCGCCAATCATCATGCGTTGCATAGCTAATGTGGCAATGTGATGCCGGTTTCCAAGGAATACATCTCCGACTCGTTCCCAATCTCTATGTGGCTCACAACTAGAAGCGCAGTGATCAAGGTATCGAGTAATAGGACAGTAACTATTTTTGATAGCTGCATATTGAATAGCGGTTTTGATTCGCGGTTCAGGAATAAATATTCCATTTTCGCAGGCCAATCTGGTTGTCATTAGATCAAGGTCATTACCTTCGATTTGAACAACTTTCCCATCTAGTGAAGTGTACTCAATTGATCCTGTAAGTTTATTTTTACGAAGATCAGTCAGTATGCTTTTGACTTTATGGACATCTGCCTCGCGTTCTTTAGCAGCATCATCATTGGATTTACGAGGTCTTCCACGTTTTTTTGATACCTGCTGTGTATCAGGTAGGGGTTCTGGCTCAATATCCATTGTCTCTCCTTTTGTATAAGATATAAGTTCGTCGAAACTGATTTCAGGATCAGATTCGGTGTATCCAACGGCACCTCCAACAGCACCAAATCGAAGATCAGGTGGTAGTCCTTTAGTCCAATTGGGATCTTGCTTTTTAGCAAGTGAGTACAGCTTAGTGTGCCCTGCGTATTTACCGAGACCTCTCCATTTAAATGGACGAATGTTCTCTTCTTTTTCTCCGTGATGACCGCGTAGAACCCAATCAACCCAGTCGTCAAACAATACGGACCCTACGCCAGCACAAGCTGCCATAACAGGTACGTAGTAAGACTCGTATTCTCCGTCATCAGATGGACGCAAGAACGTACGCAGGAGCCATTGACAGCGTCTAATATCAATATCATCACAAGAGGTCGGTACAAAATCCGCAGACTCTTCGTAGTCAATATCATCCAGCAAGAAAGCGGGAACCAACGCGCCATCATTAATACGGCTATTAGTATTAGTACTGCCATACCAAAGCCTTTCTGGCTTTTGTCCACAATTGTCTTTAAGTTCATTTAATCCAAGCTCAGCTAACAATCGATTAACAATCAACCAGTAAGCACCTCGATGCTGAGCTGTTGTTTCTAGATCTTTCTCTAAAGCAAACAAAGCACGGAAGCGATGCTCATTGTCAGTGTGGCTGGCAGATGTATAGGTAGCTAAACACCATTCAGAAGCTGTTGTGGTAGCCCAGAACAGATCTAAAGTGGTGTCTCCATCGAAGTCCAGCACAATGAGGTTGCTGCCTGCTGCATTGTCAGAGCGCCTATGACGCTCATGAAAATGAGTGGCACACCAGCCGTAGCCAGCATCCACCCAATTAATCAGCCAGTTAACCTCGACAAATATATTTTTCCATCCCTTAGCAACAAGCTGAGGGTTCTCTTTGTTGAAGCAGTTTTTATTGACCGCTACCTTCAGTATTTTCGTCATCCTCCATCTCGTGAAATAATTTTGCTCTTTTCAAAAACTTGACTTCAAAACGATCCATCTGGTCTGAATCAATAAAAATACCTTGAGTTGTTTCAGGTGTAGAAACAATAATCAAGGCAACATCACATTCAAACCCAGTGCGCTCTTTAAGTGCCAACCTATAGGCCGCCATTTGTTGAGCACACTTTTGATACTTCCTGAAGCCTCCAAAACCAATACGGTCACCACGTTCTGGGAACGTATTCATATAAGGTGCATTGCTCGTCTTAAAGTCTGCGATCACACGCACGCCACCTATCTCTCCAATGAGGTCAGGGCAGCCAGCAAAAAGATGTTCAGTAGACCATACATATGCAACCTCTCTATCATCACTTCGTAAGTGATTCCAGTCAGGGCGAAGGGGTCGCTCTGACCAATGAAGTATATCAAACCAATCTAGGTATTGGGTAATGCCGTTCCAGAAATCTTGATATTCTTCAGGTACTTGCGGGTCTAAACCACGTAAGTAATTTTCACATCCTAGATGGATAGCTGATCCTCTTGTGCTTGCTTCTTCTAAGGCACCCGGGTTGTTTTGTTGCCAGGTACGTAAGGAAGCCTTGGATTTTTCTGTTTCGGTCGCTGAAAGAATAGTGGTGACCGACGGCATGTACAGGCCAGAGCAGAGGTATTTTCTGTAGCCTGATGCCGTTTGAATACGATAAGGCTGATCAGTAGTCACTATCCTCTACGCTCGGCTTTTGCGCTTGAAACGCTGTGCTGTAATTTGAAGGAGTGGTTTGTTGTTGAAACATCCCATAAAGCTGCGATACAGCTTGGCCTACAGCATCTACAACTTGAGCCATCGCAGCAACTCGATGATTGAGCATGTCAACTTCTTGACGAAGTGCAATAGTGTGGTCCATCAAATTAGGTTTAGCCGGTGGCTGAGGAGGTTGTGCCACAGGTGCTTGTGCTTGCGGCATACCTGATTGAGCTTTGGCAACAAGATCGGCAATCCGTTGCTGCATTTCAGGAGGTAAGCCTTCAACTGAAGTATTAGTCATTGTTTTCAGAAATAGAGTTGTTTGATTTTGCAGTTATAAAAACTGGAGTGAATTCTGGGAAATCCCTTTTTATCCATAAAGGAGGTGAAGCATCTTTGTCCCAGTGATCTGCAAGCAAAAAGACTTGCTGTTTCTCGCGGTCGATAATATATTTAACGTTTGGCATTAGAATTCTGAATCGTCTTCAATCTTTGCTGTCTTAGTTTTCGGTAAAACAGTCGATCCTCTTTTGTCTGTGCCGCCAGCAGGTAAACCTTTAGCGTCAGTTTGCTTCCCATCAAAAGGATCCTTGCCTTCAAAGAAGTTGGGAAGCCAAATCGATTCGTTTTCGCTTGCCCACTGTTTAACAATCTTCTCTGGTACTTTACGAACCTTTGGGAGAATGCTGTATGAAGTCTCAAGGCCGGTGCCTTTACGAGTAATTTTAATTGAGAAGTTAGCCAATCCATCGTCAGTCCATGTATAGTCCTCAACTTCCTGGAGAATTTCAGTTAGTTGCTCACGTAGAGATTTTTGTTCAATGAAAATAACTTCCAATCGAGAACGGCTAGCGCTAGTAGCAACCCATGCAAGAAACTTTCTGGGCTTAACTTGAGTGCCGTCAATTTTAGGTCGTTCAGGCTTAGACCAATCAGTTTCTCTAGCAAGATCAGTTGCATCAGATGGGTAAGTGCGTGTAACGACATACCCGCTAAACCGAAGGTCACCAGTTTTAGGATCAGGTGCTTCTGATGCGTACTGCCATCCAGTTACAGCATGGCCAGTTTCATAGCAACCAAGTAATCTAAACTCTTCAGATTCACCATCTTTAAGATTGCTAGGTTTCCAGTAGGGTTGAGGTTCTTTAGTTTCGATTTTATCTTTAGTTGTCGCCAGAAGATCTGGCGGTAATACTTGTAAGGTCATGTAAATAGAAAATTGACATTACAAATATAGAAAATAGGCATTAAAAATGTGGGTTATATAACCCACAATAATAAAGAGTTTTAGTCAAGCCAATTATCTAGATCAGTAATCCGGGATCGGATCAGTTTCGGCATAGCCTTTTGCTTGACCTTTACTTTTGTCGGAGCCTTTAGTGCGCTCTCTATCTTTACGAGTAGAGAAATCGTTAGCGACAATGGCACGGTAAGGACTTGTATCACCTTCTTTACGATATTCACGGAGATAACCGTGAACACAAATAGCGCGTCCTTTACGGATACGGTTATGGAGTTTGGCCTTACGGCTTTGATGGAGTTCGAGGTATAGCCAAGTTGTGACATCAGAATTATCTAGAGTAGAACCAATCTTTGTGGCGAGTACACCATTTTTACGTTCACTAATATCGTCAGATGCAAAGAAAGCATTCGCCAGCAGTACTTGATTACAGTACATATCTGTTGGGATATTAGGTTCAATAGTAGTAATAAGTAAATCAAGTGGCTCTGACGTATCATCAGAGAAAACTAAGTATCCAGTGACCAAGGCACGAGTACCTTCTTTCCAACTATTAAATGCATCTAGTTTGGGACCTTCTCGGTCGTAACAAAGTGCTCTAAGCTTGACCTCTCCAGAACTGTTACTAGAGGGCACAACAGCATCAGCACCGCGATAATCGAGCCCATAAGCATTGATTGTATCTGTTGCGTGGGATCTGAGTTCAACGGTAGCAGCAATAAAGTTCATTATGTGCAGTATATTTATCAGTCTTTAGTTTAATCATCACTCCCACATTGCGCGAGTTATTGTAGGAAATTCAGATTCAAAAATATTACGCACAGAATTAGCAACTGCCATGTGTTCTAGTTGAGTACCGTTACTGGTTCGAAGATCAATATAATGAATCCAGCTTCTTACTGTACCTGCCATATACAAGCGAGTGCAAGTATTAAGTGGCAGAACAGATCTAGCACACTCTTTTGCTACACCTGAGTGCAGAAGAGATTCATAAAGTTGCACACCCTCTCTAAAGTGATCATCAATCCTTTGCTTGTAATACTCTTTAGTTTCTTGCTCAAGATCATCAATAGAATTCTGACGATTTTTAAAGTCTTGCCTCCTTAAATCGGGAATGACTGTCGGGAAAGTCTCTGTTGGTATGGCATAGCGTTGACTATACTCTTGGAAGGTGAAGCTGCGATGCCGCAAGATTTGCGCAGCA